TTTGGATCTCAAGAGATTAAATCAGAAGAACTTACAATATTTACTTGCGTTGACTTAGCAACAAGTACAAAAGAAACTGCTGATTATACAGCAATAGTAACTATTGGCGAAACAAAAAATAGTGAATTATTAGTACTTGATGTAACAAGAGCAAGAGTTGAGGCACCAGACATTATTCCTTTAATAGGTACAGTGATAAATAAATTTAAACCAGTATTTGTAGGCATTGAGCGTGCAGGTTTTCAATTATCAATTATTCAGTTAGCTAGAAGGCAAGGGATACCAGTAAAAGAATTAAAAGCAGATAAGGACAAAGTTAGCAGAGCATTGCCTTTAGGTGCTAAGATGGAAGGTGGAAGCGTCTATTTTGATAAGGAGGCCAGTTGGTTTTCTGAACTTGAAAAGGAATTGCTACAATTTCCACTTGGGGAGCATGACGACCAAGTCGACGCTTTAGCTTACGCAGTAGCAGAAACGATAAGGAAAAAGAGATATGTCGCTTACTAGGATTTGTGCAGTACGGGGAGCTACTCCTTTAGTAAGCCGAGACAACTCGCTTAGCCTCGTATTGCACTAAGGAGATTATGGCAGAAAGACGAAGTTTTAGACAAATAATAAATAACATTAATTTTAGAGATAACAGCTCTACTGAAAAAAGATATACAGGTAACTTTTTTGCAAGCGAAAGTACTTATGGAAGTAACACCTCATTTATTCAAGGTTGGAATACCTCAGCAGGTGATTTTGATTTAGAAGGATTAGGAAATGGCCAATCTAATTCAATAGTAGTAGCTTGTTTACAATTATTAGGAATTTCGTTTTCAGAGGCAAGTCTTAAAGTAACAACTAAAGATATTGAGGGTAATACAGAGGATATTCCTAATCATCCATTTAGCCTTTTAATGCGTAGGCCAAATCCATATATGTCAGGAGATGTTGTACAACAATATATAGTTAATGCAATGCACGTTAGTGGCGACGCTTATTTATTAAAACAAAGAAATGAAGCAGGAGAGTTAGTTGCGTTATATCCTTTAATGCCTGAACAAGTAACACCAAAAGGTACTGAGGAAGAATTAATAACTCATTACATTTATGAAATGGAGGACGGAAACGCATTAATAGAAAAACATGACTTAGTACATTTAAGATTAGGTTTGGATCCCAATGACCATAAAAAAGGTTTTAGTCCATTAAAGACCGTCTTAAGAGAAATATATGGCGATGAATCAGCAGGACAAATGGCATCTGCTTTATTATCTAACATGGGTGTACCAAGTGTAATGATTACTCCTAAAGATGAATACGGACCAAGTCAAGAAGAAGCAGAGCAAATTGCTAAAAAATATCAACAAAAAGTAGGCGGTAAAAATAGAGGTAAACCGTTAGTAATGAGTGGTGCTATGAATGTTGAAAAATTATCATTTAGTCCAAAAGATTTAGATTTAGGATTGTTAAGGCAATTACCAGAAGAAAGAATATCAGCAGTATTAGGAGTACCTGCAATATTAGCAGGACTTGGTGCAGGTTTAAAAAATGCAACATATAGTAATGCAAAAGAATTAAGAGAGTTTTTTACTGAAAATAAACTAATACCTTTATGGCGAATGGTAGGAGAGGAATTTACTCAACAAATACTATTAAGAGAGTATCAAACCGTAGTTACCGAAAGTGCGGAGTATGACTTTTCTGAAGTAAGAGCATTACAAGCTGATGTTAATGATATGTACCAAAGATTAGATGTAGGCGTACAAGGTGGGTGGATAACAATAGCAGAGGCAAGACAAAGTGTAGGTTTACCAACAACACCTGACCAAGAAGTATATTTAATACCTAATAACAAAAATATAATTCATGGAAAATTAGAACCACCTGCTAACCAACCTTTACCACAAAGTAGTAGGGATCCCATACAAATAACAGAAGATGATGACGAAAGTATGGAAATGAGTAATACTTCAATACATACAGTAGAAAAAGTTGAAAATCAATTTTGTGTTTATGATAACGAAACAGGAAAAAACTTAGGTTGTTATCCTACTAAAGATTTAGCAGAGGAAAGACTAGACCAAATTAATCGTCATGCCTTATGATGATTTAGACTTTACTATACCTCAAGGTGCTAAAGAGGAAGCACGGCGAGGTTTAGATTGGGTAAGCGAACATAATAGAGGTGGTACTTCAGTTGGTCGTAATTCAGCAAGATATATTTTAAATAATACTAAAGCAGGACCTGCAAAAGTTAGACATATAGCTAAATACTTTCCAAGGCATGAATCAGATAAAACTGGCCAAGGTTGGAGCCCAGGAGAAGATAATTATCCAAGCAATGGCCGCATTGCATGGGCATTATGGGGTGGCGAAGCAGGTAAGCGTTGGAGTACTAAGTTAGTGAATGCTATGAACGCAAGAGATGAAAAAGTAAATTCGGCATTAGAGCTTATTGAAAGGCGTAACAGTTTAAGAGAAATGGAAATAGATAAACGTACTAACCGATTTGAAAGTATGGAAATTAAAGAGCGTATTTGGACAAGTTATGATATGTTGCTTGAAAATTGGGACTTTGCATTAAGTCAGGAATATTATCAATTATTATCTAAACAGGTAAAAGGTATTGTTAAGATATTTGCTGAACAAGGTACTAATACAAATGGAGTAGTAAGCATAGTTAATAGTTATATAGATAGAGAAACTAAAAAGGAATGGCCAACTGTATTAACTGACATTTACCTAAGCCAAATAATAGACTTTGCATATTTTGAAATCGAGTTATTAATGCCCAAAGAACTAAAAGTAACTGCAGATAATACTGTATTTAGTCCTAGCGAACAAGAGGCACTACAAAGAGCAAGGCGACGTAAACCTAGAGCTGAAGTTATATCAGAGGGATTTTATCCGTTAAGAAAAAGAGGTGTACCTTTACCAATAGACACAACAGTATATAATCGAAAAGCTAATAAGTTTGTTAAAGACAGATTAGATACTTTATTGCCTGAAATGAGTAAAACTATGAAAAATAATGTAAACAGGGCATTAAGAAAAAGTTATGATGAAGCTATTAAACAAGGATTAACTGGTAGAGATTTTGAAAAATTTATGCGTAATGGCATTTCAGACGCATTAGGCAAAAAGAACTTAGGTAGAGCTATGAATATAGCACGAACTGAGGGTACTGCGTTATCAAATTGGGGCATGGAAGAATCAGCCAAAAGTACTAATTTATTGCTTAAAAAGGAATGGATCACAAGGCGAGACGGATTAGTAAGAGATAGTCACTTATACATGGATAATGTTAGAGTAGGTCAAGATGACAATTTTAACGTACAAGGTTATGCAATGAAAAGGCCAGGGGATAGTAGCGGAGGCGCACCTGCTGGGCTAGTATGTAATTGTAGGTGTACTTTAGTATTTCACGAGGAGAAGATATGAATAAGGATTTAAAGTTTAAAACTGCACAATTGAAAACTACTGATGAAGTAGAAGGCAAAGTAGAGGCCGTATTTTCAAAATTTAATGAAATAGATAGCGATAATGATGTCGTATTACCAGGAAGTATTAAAAGTGGATTTGGCGACAAAGGTGTTGCAATGGTCTGGGCTCATGATTGGAAAGATGTTATTGGCCGTGGTGAAATAGAACAAGACAATGATAAAGCAGTTTTTAAAGGGCAATTTATTATGGACACACAAAAAGGCAGAGACGCTTATAACGTTGTTAAAGCAATGGGCGATTTACAACAATGGTCTTTTGGTTTTGAAATAAAAGAGTCAGAAAATGGTATGTTTAAAAAAGACAGTGGCGAGGAACAAGAAGTAAGATTTCTTAAAGATGTAAGAGTATGGGAGGTTAGTCCAGTGTTAGTCGGTGCTAATCAAAATACACATACACTTGCAGTTAAAAATGAAAATAAGGAGCCTTTAGGAAATGATTTATATTCAACTATTCAAGAAGCAGAAGCTAGAGCGATTGAATTGGGTTGTAGTGGTTATCACGAACATGACCAAGACGGCGTTACAGTTTATATGCCATGTGATAACATGGAAGATTATACAAGATTAACCTCGGAAGAACACCAAGACGCAGAGGAAGGCGAATTAACCTTAGTATCTGCTAGTGATACAGATTTGGAAACGGGATCCCTTAAAAAAGGTTCTACTTTTCAAGATGAAGTAAATGAAGTGCTTATCACTTTAGTTGCTTTAGTTAAACGTGCAAAGGAGCTTACTGCCTTACGCGTTAAAAAAGAAAAAACATTGTCTGAAAAGTCTGTTTCAGCATTAACTGAATTGCAAGATGAAATACAAAATGTCTTTCAAGATATTGATACGTTATTGACTATTGCAGGACCAGAAAGTGATGAAATCGATAGTACGACATTGTTATTAGAAACAGAAAAAGTGCTAATGGAAACATTAGACGAAACATTATAGGAGAAATTATGAGTAAAAATCTAAATGAAATGAAACAAGAACTCAAATCACTTAGAGAGTCCACCATGGCCGAATTTAAAGAGGTAGATACTGCCGATTTTGATTCAGCTAAAAAAGAAGAGTGGGCTAATCGTAATGAAAAAATGGCCGAATTGGTACAAGCTATAAAAGAATCTGAAAAAATAAACTCTGAAAGAAAAGAATTAGAGGACGCTATTGAGGCAGGAAAAGCAGTAGAGCCAAAAGCTATACATTTTGAAAAGCAAAATAACGTCGCACCTAAGACACTTGGCGGACAGTTTTTAGATTCAGACGCTTATAAAGCATTTGCTGAAAACGGACAAAAAAAC